TGTCTGCGACATTTTTAATGCCAGCTAATGCAACTTCATAAGCTCTAGGATGTTGGCCTTCTTTTGCAACATCTAAAATGCCTTCGATTGCTTCTTGTCCTTTTTCAATAAGATTGTAATAGTATTCTCTACTATTCTTGTGGTCATTATCGACATCAGGAGATTTTTCGTCTTCTTTACGAGGGACTGGTGCCTTAAACTCTTTTTTTTCTTCTGGAGTTTTGGCCGGTTCTAAACCTAATATTTCGTTGACTTTGTTTTCAATTGACATAATAAAATCTTTTTTCTAGGCATTATTTGAAGAACCAATATGAATGTCTGCTTGTCCAAGCAACATTGTTATAATCAGAACCAAAACCTGAGTTCATATTACCACCACTACCATCTGCACTGTGTATCCAAGAACCACCTGTTCCTGCGTCATGTGTTCCAATGTAGTATGAGTTTGTATCTCCTACGAAATCGTCTGTACTACCATCTGTGTTAATAACAGCACTATTTGGTTGTCTTGATGAACCAGTTAAAGATGAACCACTAGAACCACCTATTCCTTTATAAGACCAAGTTTGGTTTCTTCCATTGTCTGTATTTCCACTTGTCAAAGCACTATTGCCAGAAGAAGTCCAATTAATAGTAAATTTTGTTCCTGAAGTAGTGAAGTTTTGTCTTTGTCTGTCCATAGTATTATTACCATTTGCACTGCCAACATTATCAGTATTGTTGTCTGTCATTCCATGCCAATTATAATTCCAAGCAATAGCATTAAAATCAGCGTCATCATGTTTTCCTTTAGTGCCACCTAATAATGTAGTTATGTTTCCAGACGCACCAGTTGTACTTGGTATTGGACTTGAACTACCATCACCTTGACAAAATAACATCCAACCACCAAAAGAATTAAATTCACAATAAACTTGAATTGCTGAACGACCAGTTGGTTTAATATAATACAATCCATCATCTGAAGAAGTAAAACTAAGATTATCAACTAATGTTTGTGCATTAGTCACAGCTAAAGCTGAAGTAGAACCATCATACCATTTTCTTATAATATTAAATGTTCTGTCTGAAGTTTTAGAATTTGCTGTTGCTCTTAAATCAAAAGTATGAGTGACACCAGCAGAGGCATAAGTATCATTAACATTTGGTGTTCCAGTTATTTCTCCATTAGCTGAATTTAAAGATAATCCTGTAGGTAAAGAACCAGAATTAACAGAATAAACTATTGTATCACCATCTGGGTCTGTTGCATTAGGTGTTAATGCTGAAGATAAAGCTACATCTTCATACACAGTACCAATATTTCCACTTGCTGTATTCCAACTTGGCGAACTATCTACATTAATTTGACTAGCAAGTGTTGCTGATAAACCAGAAATATTTATAACTTTTACACCATAAGGTTCTTGAGCATTTAAAAAACTAGATTTAGGTGCAACTGCTGTAATTTGAGTTTCACTATTTACTGTTACAGTTGAGGCATTAAAATCTGTTGCACTATTTCCAACAAAAGTCACAGTAGCACCAGAAGAAAAACCAGAACCAGTAATAACTATTGTTTGATTTCCACCTGCTTGACTATCTACTTCTGTAACATCAAGTGATGAAATTGTTGGTGGTGCATCAATAGCTTTCCAGTTTGTTCCATCATAATACTCCATTAATGATGTTGTAGAATTAAATCTAATATCGCCAGACTGAGCATTATCTCTCTGAGCAGTTGTACCAACTGGCATTCTTGCCGCCTCGGTGCCTTGGAATTCTGGATTTGTTTTTACAGAACTTGTATAAGTTCCGTCAATTTTATCTTCAGTAACCGCTGAATCTTGTATTGAACCTGTTTGTACTTTAGTTAATGCCATTGTTAATCCTTAAACTATTTATACTATTATTTATACATCCTCATCTCTAACTTTGTCATAATTTTTACCATCCGCATAATTTGTTATGGTTGTTGTAAATCCGAAGTCATCATCTGCGTCAGCACTCGTTGGATTTGGTACAACCACAATTCGTTCTTCTCTAGTAGCCGCTGGTAAATCAGTATGTAAGTCTGATTGAGTTTCTTTTATTACTTTTTGTGTTGAAGCAGGTCCATATAAATATGTCTTCGCTGTAAAGTTTAGTGTATATATTACTGCTCTTCTTGTTGTAAAATCGCCAGAATAACTGTCTTCATAATTAATATTATTTAGTACAATTGGAATATCTCTTTTTATACCCATTTCTGGAATAACATTAACAGTTACAGTATAATCTGGTTGAAAATATGGTAATATTTGTTCTATGATTTGTAAACCGCCTTCAGCAGTTGCTGTTAAACAAAATAAATTATATGATATATTGTAAGGCACAGGCATATAATTATAATTCATAACCTCACCATCTGAACCAGTTTTAACTGATTTGAATTTTTGTACTTTAGTTAACTTTCTACTACCATCATATGCAATGTCAGAAATTTCAAATCCCATTCTAGGTAATGTGATAGCCATTTCTCTTTCATCTAAATTAGGTTGTTGGTCTAATCTTACCAAAAACTTTTCCTTAGGAGCATAAGCTAAAGGGACCCTAATTGATTGTACAGTTGCACCTGTACTATCTTTTCTTTTAATTTGTATGTTATTGAAAATTTGACCAAATGCAACAGTCATTTTTCTCATACTTTCGTTATAAAAATATCCAAACATTAATTGTCTACCTCACCAAATGGGTTTCTTTCTGTGAAATCTAATATATCATCTGAAGTATCTGCTGTGTTAAAACCTGCTTGTGCGTCTAAATCTAAATTGTCTGCATAAGTTGATTGTGTCTGTAAAGCATAATCTTCATTGATAAAGTAATTTGCGTCACCGCTTACACTATCGTTTTCTAATTGCAATGCACCTGTACCGTCTTCTAATGAGAATTGATGTGATAACATATCAATAGAATATTGGTCTTCAGCACTATCAATATCTGTAACGCCGGTATCTAATCTTTCTGAACTGTACTCCCATGTTCTAGCTCTTAATTTGTAAACTGGTAAGTTGCCTAATTGAAAGAATGGCTCTTGGTCTTCTACAAAACTAATTTCAAAAAACTTATTCATTAATGGGTAATAAATTATATCACCCTCATTAGGTCTGCCTTCAACAATCATAGTATGGTTACTATCTACAGCGTTCATCCATCTTCGTTTAGACAACATGAAAGTTGTTTCTTCTCTGATTTCTAAACCAAATTTATTAATTAATTCTTGTTCACCAGCTAAACCCTCTGTTGTTTCAACATACATTTCTATTAGATAAGAGTCATCAAATTTTGATAAACTATCTTCACCTAATATTAGGTCTCTATTTACTAGTGTTCTTGGTAGGTAATAAACATCATGGCCATAAATTTTTAGGCCTTCGATAATTAAATCTTCGTAAAGAGTTTTCTCGTTTGTGTCGCCAATGCCGTTCCCGCCTTGAAAGTGGTGATTAACTGCCATGGCATTATCCTATCATCATTGCTGGATTTAATTCGAATGTACTTCTTATGTCGTTTTCTAACTTTTCAATTTCTTGTAAAGCTTCTGAAAATATCTGTTGTCCATTTAATGTAACACCGCCGACCATGGCAACGCCATTAAATTTAGATAAGTTTGCTCCCCATTGTTTTTTAAATAAAGCAGTTGTATATCTTTTTAAGTAAATATCATTATACACATCTGTATATGTTTCGGGGTCTAATTTTCTATAACACTCTATTACAATCCACTCATCTGTTGCTAAATCATTTGTCCAATCCATATCAATGTACAATCTATTGTCGTGTTGATTAAATCTAATTGGTTTTTCACCAACTAATACATGGTCTAAAAAGTCCAAATGTCTTAATACAACATCATAGTTAATAATACTTGTAGATGAAAAATCATAAAGGTCATTTAATCTCATTTGGTATCTTACATCAAATAAGTTTAGATTACCTTTGTTTGAAAATGGAAAAATATTGATTACAGAAATAACTGATTCAGGTACTACCAAAAAGTTATTATCTTCGTACCATGTTGTTGATACAGAATTCTTTGTTGCTGTTTCCGAACTAGGATTAATAGCAGCTAAACGAGTCTTTTCTGAAGAAGTTAATTTATATTTTAAATATGTTCTTCTAATTGAATCGTAATGAAACTGAGCAAAATATTGTAATGCCTCGTCTATTCTGTCCTCTAGTTGGTCGTCACTAGCATTGACCTCAATGACAGGCTTACCTAAATTTCTTAAGCAGTATTGTTTTAAATTTTCTCTACTATTTGGGTTTGCCATTTATATACCTTTGTTTTATACCTTTTCAGGTATATTTATAATACTATCCAAGAGCAACTGCTTGAGCGATGGCAAAAGGTCTACTGGCTAAAGAAACACTATTAACTTGTACATCTGTTGTAAAATTAGCTGTTCCTGAACCGGTAACATTTACTAAACTTGTTAGTGACCCACTTGACATAGAAGCAGTTCCGTCTGTGATTGTACCACCTGTAACTGTTCCTGAACCTGTAATACTTCCAGCACCTGTAATATTACCACCTGTTATTGTCAATGTGCCGTCTGTAAGAGTTGTGGATGTAAGACTTGTTAATCCTGCAATTGTTGTAGCAGTAGCTCCTAAATTAATTGCTGTGCTACCTACTGTTACACTTGAATTTGATAAAGACGCATTAGCAATATTGGTTAATGTGTTATCAGGTCCATTAATTGTTTTGTTTGTTAATGTATCAGTAGTATCTTTTAATACCACCGTTCCTGTTGCGTTTGGTAATGTGACTGTTCTATCTGCTGTTGGGTCTGTAACTGTTAATGTGGTTTCATAATCATCAGCTGTCGCACCTTCAAATCTTAATGAATTTTGAACATCAATAGTTGATGAATTTACAGTTGTTGTTGTACCTTGAACAGTAAGATTACCTGTGATAGTTGTACTACCACCAACAGTTAACGCACCTGAAACATCTAATGCTTCATTAATTTGTATTGATGTAGAATCGGATGTAGAAAGTGATGTGCCACTAATTTGTATAGCGGTTGATTGAATTGCACTTGTTCCATTACCTGTTAAAATTGAGTCTGCTGTATGTGTAACTGCACCTGTACCACCAAAAGGAACACCAATCGTTTCATTCGTTTGATATTCAGCAATACCAGTAGGCGTGCCACTTGTAAAGACTAGTCTTATTGGTGTTTTATCTGCCATTTATTACCTCTAAAATAAAAATGCTGGGTTGTTATCATCAAAAGTTGCACTGCCGCCACCTAAAACAGGAGAATCTAAACCACCAGCGTTAGTATAAACCTCTGTCATATTAGCTGCACCTGTATTTATGTTAAATCCTAAGTTAGCTGCCACGGTGTTAAGTCCTAATGCCGTTGTAAAGATTTCAACATTCTTTTGTATCTTTCTAACAAAAGTAAAATCTCTAAATGCACTGCCTAATTGGCCAACATCATATGTGTTGTGTGTATCAGGTGTTAAATCAGTTGAAATAGCTGTTAAATCAACCGAAGAACTTTCTAAAATTTCTTTTATAGTGATTACATCACCGTTTATAGGAGCCGTACCAAAGGTTAAAGTAGTCCCCGAAACAGTATAATCCGTAGTTGGCCTTTGATAGACACCATTTAGGAAAACCATAACATTGGTAGCATTAGCACCACTTGATACTGTAAATCCTGTTGTACTGCCATCACCAGTATAACCTCTTACTTCACCTTGTACATTTACACCACCGCCACTTCCA